GTTGGTGTAGCTGCCGTTGAGCTTCTTGCTGGCGAAAAACTTGAACGCATCGACACACCCGATCGTCGTCGTGGCATCCAGCCCGCCCGGCCAGTCAGGCGGCCATGCCTCGACATAGCCGACGAACAGGCGGTGCGTCGTGCCTGCGTAGATCGCGCTGATGCGGATCTTCTTCATCGGCACGACGTTTGGCGCGTAGGGCGATGCCGCGAAGGTCGGGTCGAAGCGCCGATCGCTGTTGTCGAGCACGAGCTGCGCCGTGCCGGCCTCGATCCGCCCCAGCGCGTCGCCGCGCCCGCGCCGCGTTGCGAGGCTGATCACGTAGGCCGTGATATCCGTCCAGGTGTTACTGGCCAGCGCGGTGAGTGGGCCGTGCACGAAGTCTAATTCGACTAAAAGTTGCGGCCAGCTCACGGCGTCACATCCGGCGCAAAGATCGACAGGTTCTGCCGGCCGAACTGATTGAGGCTATCGCGGATCGCCCGCACCAGGTCTTGCTGGGTGGTGACGCTGCCCTGCACGGTCACGTACACCGTGACTTGCCCGCCGCCGCCTGCGCCGGCGCTGCTGAAGCTCGGCAGGCTCGGCACACTGCCGCCGTTCGGCTGCACCGCGTCCACCGCGCCGCCGGCCGACTCGGCCGCGCCTGCGATGTCACTGAACCAGTTCGCCAGCGGCGGCGGCGAGTGGCCCTGGAGCCAGGAGGGGACATGGATGTTATCGATCCCAGTTGCGAGATTATTCAGCCATCTCACCACGCCGCCGACCGACGTGCCGATGCCGTCAAACCAGCCGGCGATCGGGGAGATGACTTTGCCGAGTCCGTCGATTGCCGGGCCGAGTACGGCGCTGATGTCGCTTGCCAGATCGGAGAGGATCGGCATGATCTTCGTTTGAATGAATGACCATACTTTTTCAAGCGCCGGTTGCAGCGTTCCGGTCCACAGCTCCGACAGCACGCGAATCTCGGCCTTGACCAGCGCAAAGCCGACGTTGACCAGCGCGCCGAGAATCGGCAAGATATTGGTATCAATAAATGCCCAGACCTGCTGTAAGGCCGGGATAAGCGTGCCGGTCACGAAGTCGGCGGTCGCCGCTATCGCTGGTGGAATATTCGTGATCAGCCAGTCAGCAACATCCGCGAGAACAGGGATGACATAGGTATCTAGGAACGCCCAGACCTGCCGTAAGGCCGGGATGAGGGTGCCGGTCACAAAATCGGCGGTCGCCGCTATCGCTGGTGGAATGTTGTCTTTCAACCAGGTCGCAACCACAATCAGGACGGGAATCACGTTCGCTTGAATGTAGGCCCACACCTGCTGTAAGGCGGGAATAAGCGTGTCGCTTATCCATGCCGCCGCGATCGTGATGCCATTTGCGAGCGCGTCCGCGAACGCCGCGATCCCGGCCTGCACCTCGGGACTGTTCAGCCACGCCCCAAACTGATCCAGGATCGGCAGCAGCTTGCCGCCGATCATCTCAAATGTTTCGCCTAAACTCGCCATGAATTGCACTTGCCCGCCGGCAGCTTGCGCGGCGGCCTGCGCAGAGCCGCCGAATTCCTTGCTCAGCTCGGCCAGGATAAGGCGTTGCGCGCCGGCGGTGTCGCCTGCGGCTGCCATCTCCTTGATCATGGCCTCTTGATCTTTCGTGAAGGTCACACCGACGCGCGACAGCGCCCCCACTCCAGCGATCGGATCGTTCAGCGCCTTACCAAGCTGCATCGCGCTGGACTTCATATCCTGTCCGAGCGCCTGTGACATGTCTAGCATGGTCTGGGTCGCATCAGGAAGAGTCTCTTTGATATTGGTGAACGTGAGCAACATATTCTGCCCCCGCTCAATATCATCGTCGCCGAAGAGGCTTTTCCCACTGGCATCCGACAAGGAGGACGCCATGTCCGCGATCTGATCGGCTGAGTAGCCGGCCGCGCCGCCGGTGCTCTCAATGACAGCCTGAGTTTGGGCGTAGATCTCGCGCGCCTCCAACGCGTCCTTCGTACCGACAACGATCGCCGCGCCCAGCGCCGTTACGCCGGCCAGCGCCGCCCCACCGGCGACGAGGCCGACATTGCCCAGCGCGCCACCCAGCGAGCCAAGGCCAGCGCTGGCATTGTCTTTCAGCGCGATCAGCAGCTCCAACGTGGCTTGCGAGAGGGCCATCAACGATTCTCACGTTCGGCTAGGTCGGATTCGGCCTGCCATTTTGCGACGATCTCTTCCACGAAATCCGGATCTAGCCGCCCGACTTGTTCAGGCGTCCAATGGTAGCGTTCACTAAAGGCGATTTCGAGATCCCATTCGCCGACGGCGGCACGGGGCCGGCTGCGGGTGCTGCGGTCGAGTCGGCTGCGCCAGCGCTCGCGGATGTACTGGGCGTAGCTGGCGACGGCGCGTTTGGGCTTGCTCGCTTGCGGTTGCGCGCGCCAATCTCATTCGCTACTTTTTCGATAAACGGATCGCTCTCGGGTGAGGGCAGCGCGCGGATATTCGCCGGCGTGCATGGCAGATCGTCAAAGTCCGGCCCGCGCCAGCGCAGAATGTTATGCAGCAGCAGCGCGCCGGCGTGCGCGCCGACATGCAGCTCAGGCTTGTTATCCGCGCCCAGCTGCATCAGCTCGCTTGAGACCTTGCCGGCGGTGGCCACGTCCATGCGCGCGCGGATCGTGATCACATTCGGCGGCGTGTCAGAAAGCACATCATCCGGCTCGAACTCGTAAATATCGACTGTTTCAGCCGGATCGACGTGAAACCTTGTACTTGGCATGTTCGCCCCGCTACAGCGTTGTTCGCTGATTCTGCACTGCCAGCGAGAAGCTGGCGCCTAATACACTGTCGTACTGCGATTCGACCGTGAACCGCATCGTGCGATTCGTGTCCTCCACGGTTGACCACTCGAACGCATCAAGCGGCCCATAGATGTCTAATTGGACATATGAATACAATGCGCCCTCGATCAGCGCGCCATTCAGGCGGGTACGCATCTTCACGGGCGTATCGGCCTCCCAGAGTCGGTACTCGCCGCCGACGCCGATCGACGCATCGTTCAGCTCGACCTCGATCGTCGCCTTGGCTGCGCGCTTCTTGCGGCCGGTCTTGGTGAAGTTCAAGCCGCCCGTGGGGCCGTTGGCGTAGTTTTTGTAGCTGACGCCGGTGGGGATCGTCCAATCGCTCTTGACGAAGCGGCCGGTGATCTCGGTTGTGCCGATCGCCGTCGCGCCGACGTCGATCCACAGCTGCATCGCGCCGGGCATCAGCAGATCGCCGGGGATCGCCGGCGGGATCGTCGGCGCCGCCACGCGCGCCGGAAAGAAGCCCATGCCCTTCAGCGCACACGTCGCGCCGGTTTCTGAGGTGGCGTCCGCGCTCACGGTCAGCTCATCGGCCATGCAGTAGGCCGATTGAAAGACCTGGACATTCGGATCGCCGCCGTAGAGCGTGGCGCTTTTCAGGTCGTCGCTGATGATCGTCGGCGTGAACGTCCACAGGCGCGCCAGCGTGCCGCCGACCGGGATCGTCGGCGCGGCGTTGGCCTTGGCGATCATGTTGAATAAGATCGGCGCGTAGTTCGGGTCGAGCAAGGAGTCGGGGATCGTCCAGTTGCAGCCCGTCCGCACGGTCTTGGCGCGGTAGTTGGCTTCGAGCGTGCCGCGCTGCTCATCGGGGCGGTACTTGGTGCGGAACGGCGTCAGCATACCCGCCACGTCGAGCAAGTGGGTTGGCGGCGTGACGGCGATGCCGCGCGTGGCTTCGAGTGCCAGGCCGAGGATTTCTAGCGGCTGTTCAGCTGCGGGCATCGGTTATTCCTTTCGGCGGCGCGCTTTCCTTTGGCGGTGGCGTCTTGCGGTAGCAGTCCAGCGCGTCGATCGAGTTTTGTAGCCACTCAGGGAAGGCTTCGAACTCCGCTGCGGTCAGATCGCGCAGCGGCACGCCCGGCAGCTGGCCGCCCTCCGGGTTTTTCTCGGAATCGTAGTAGCGGGCGATTCGGTCGCTCATGTGCCCTCTCGTTTCTCGTCAACGTGAATCGTATAGTCGACGACACGGTAGGTCACCTCGCCGATGTCTGCCGTGCCGGTGATGCCATCTGAGCACCAGGCCATGCCCTTCTTCAGCCGGCCGTCGAGTCGCGGATCGAGGTCGATGCTGTCAGGGATCGCGTCCAGCAAGGTCAGCAGCTGCATCTCGGCCGCCTGCAAATCAACCCACTGAATGACCAGGCGGCACGCAAAGATGTGCTGCATCCCCGTCAGATTGCGCGCCGGCGGCGCGTTCCGAAGCGGGCGCGTGAACTGCTGATAGGCGGTGTAGAGGCCCGGCAGCGCGAGATCGCCGGTCGGGCTGCCCAGCAGGATCGTGCGCAGGCCT